CGATACTCAATCGGCTTTAATGGTTGTTCCATTAATTAAAGAATATCTTGACGTATCTGTTAAGAATGATGACTCATTAATTAAAATGGCTGGGATTGTACAACGTGCTATGAATAATAGTGGGAATGGTTCTGATGACTTTTTAAGTGAAGCTGAATTAGATCAAATAAGAGGTGAAGTTCAAAAAATTGGTGAAGAAGTAAATAAACCCGTAGTTAATGAGGACCGCAAGGAATAGTATAAGTGGAGCTTTAACTTCTCAGTTAGGAACATCAAAAGTTTCTAAACCATCAAGCTTTACAATTGGTAAAGTATTTGCTGTTATAATGGATGAAAAAACTCCAGATGAACAAACATTTGAAAAGTTTGGAGGGTGGATATCTTTAGGTACTGTATTTTATTTAGACTATCCATCTTCAAAAAATTCTAAAGATGCTAAATTAGCAGATTGTAAAATTGCTAAACCTTTTTCTCCAAATCAAAGATATTTCCCTTTAAAAGAAGAATTAATAGTATTATTTGATTTACCGTCTCCTGAAACACAAGAAAATTCATTAAAAGTTGAAAAATATTATTTAAGTGTTATAAATCTTTGGAATAATAACCACCACAATGCACAACCAACAGATAATAAACCCAGTTTAGGAGTTACATTTACTGAAAAATCAAATATAAATACTGTTTTACCATTTGAAGGAGATAGTATCATTGAAGGAAGGAATGGTAATTCACTTCGTTTTTCAAGTACTACTAAATATAATAATTTAGAAAATTTTTGGAGTATTACTGGAGAAAATGGTGACCCTATTACATTATTAACTAATGGTCATGATTTTTCATCATCTTCTTTAAGACCATATGTTGAAGATGTAAATAAAGATGGATCTGCTATTTATTTAACCTCTACTCAAAAAGTTCCTATAACTGCAAGAAATTTTGATTCTAATCTTTTATTTAACCCTATAAGAGCTAGTAATTATTTTAAAAATCAAGTAATAATTTCTAGTGATAGAGTAGTTTTAAGTGCTAAAAAAGATGAAGTATTAATATATGGTAATGGGATTGGATTATCTTCTTTTAAATCTATTTATTTAAATTCAAATTCTGAAGTTATTTTAGATTCACCTAAAATCTCATTAGGTTTAAAAAACGGTTCACCAGCTGATGAACCTTTATTATTAGGTAATCAAACTATAGAAGTATTATCAACTTTAATTAAAGAATTAAAAGCTTTATCTACATCTTTATCTTCTGTGATAACTCCTCCTGCTGGCACCCCATTAATTCAAATTAATGTTGCGGGAAATGAATTATATACTGCTTTAGAAAATATTACTACTTCTACAAATAACTTAAAAAAATTAAAATCTACTAAATCATATACAGTATAATGGCATCTATAGGAAATATATCTAGTTTAGCTAATATCAATAAAGATACTATTGTAGATGGTGCTAAAACATTACTAGCATCAAAGAAAAATGAATTAGTAGATAAATTTATATCGGCAAAAACAGAAATAATAAATCAAATTAAGATTGATTCTGAAGAATTAGCTAGACAAAAAATTACAGCTGAAGTAAATTATAGACAACAACAACTTAAAATCTCAGCTTCAAGAAAAACAGATGAAGAAAAACAAAATGATTTTAAACAATTAGAAAAAGATTATTTAGCCGAAATTGATATTATTGACGAAAATATAAAATCAAAGACGTTAGAATTAGAAAATCGTATCAAATCTTATTTACCTCAAGAAATAGCAGAATCTAAAGCTTTTGCTAAATCTACCGCTGATTCATTTGAATCTGCTAGAAATAATATAAAAAATGGTAAAAAAGTAAAAATATCTTCAAGATCATTAATTACTACAATAGGTGTATTAGCTAATTATTTAGTTAGTAATATATCAATAGGTAATAAAAAAATAGAAAATTTAGTAGATAGAGTAAATGTTCAAATTAAAGATATAAAAACTGAACAAGATGTAATAAAATGTAAATTATTAGTTAGTAGAGCTAAATTAATTATAGCTCAAAATAGACAACAATTAAAAACTATCAGTGACGTATTAACTATAATTACTATAATACTTCCTTTAATAGATACTATATTAGGATTATTTAAATCCAATCCAATCCCATCATCCGTTCCCCCAGGAGTTGGTATTCCTTTAGGAACTATTAATACTATAGATTCAAAAACTAAAACATTAGATGATATAAAACTAGCTGCTACTATTATATTAGCTATAATTAATCAAGTAATAAATAAATTAATTGATGATTTAGATTATCAAGAAAGTAGATTATTACCTATTGAAGGATTATTAGAAAATAATGTAGATGCTATTAATTCTGCTAATTTGAGTTCTTCTGATGGATTGGGTTATTTAAGTGGATATGATTATAAAGGATTTAGATTTTTTATTAAAGAAGAAAATAATCCTAAATTTGTAGTAAAAGGAAATAAACGTAGATATGCTGTCGCTATTAATAGAATAGGAAGAGAAGTTCTTCAAAGTTCATTTTCATTTACTTTATCTCCTGATGTATTAGTTGAAGAATTAAAATTACAAATAGACCGAGAATTTTTTGTGTCTTAATATTTATAATCATGAAAGTAGACGTATTTAAAAAACTTATTAAAGAAGCTGTCCGTGAAGTTTTAAGAGAAGAACTATCACAGGTTAATCCTACTCAAATAAAAGAAAATAGAACAATGAGTTTTACAACTCAAGATGTTGATATGGTAGCATATAGACAAAATTTAGCATCTTCTATGGGATTAACACCCCCTTCACAGCCCTCACATCAAAAACCACAAGCTCCTTCTACCGGAAATCCATATTTAGATATTATAGCCGAAACAGCAGCTAATATGACTTCTCAAGATTTAGCAGCAATGAGACAATATAACGAATAACTATGCCTATACCGCAGGTAGTAAAAATAGATCCTAGAGATTTAGATGGAAATAGAGCTATTGGCATATCTCTCCCATTTAACGCCAGTGGTGTATTTAATAAAACATATTCTACAAAGGATCAAATTAAATCAAATTTAATTAATCTTTTATTAACTAGTAAAGGTGAAAGAGTATTAAATCCTGAGTTTGGAGCTGATTTACCTCGTTTATTATTTGAACCATCTACTGAAGATTTATATGATAGAATTAGAGATCAAATATTTTCTAATACATCAGTATACATCCCTGAAATAACATTAATTAATATAGATGTAACTTCAGAACCTGATAGACATTCAATTTATTTGAAGATAGATTACAAACTAAATATTTCAGGCCAAAAAGACAATATTATAATTGAATTACAATGATAATTGATGATAAAAATATAAAATACACAAATAAATCATTTAGTGATTTTAAAGCATCTTTACAAGAATTTGCTAAAACCTATTTTCCAGATACCTATAATGATTTTTCCGAATCTTCTCCAGGGAATATGTTTATAGAAATGGCATCATATGTTGGTGATGTTTCATCATTTTATATTGATTCTCAAATTCAAGAAAATTTTTTAAACTTAGCTAAAGAAAAAGAAAGTTTATATAATTTAGCATATTCATTCGGATATAGACCTAAAGCATCATATGCTTCTAACACTATAGTAGATGTTTATCAACTAATCCCATCAATTACTAATGGTGGTGGAACTTCATCTCCTAACTTAAATTACTCATTATTAATACCTGAAAATACAATATTAACTAGTAACTCAGATACTCAAAAATTTTTACTAACTGAAAATATTGATTTCTCAGATACTGGTTCAGCAGAAATAAGCTATGTGGATTCAAATTATTATTTAATTAAAAAATCCTCAAAAGCTATATCAGCTGAAATAAAAACATCAACTTTTACTTTTACGAACCCTGAAAAATTTACTTCAATTGCTGTTGAAGATATTAATATTTTACAAATATTAGAGGTTAAAGACAGTGATAACAATATATGGTATGAAGTACCATATCTAGCACAAGAAACTATTCCAAATCCTATTCAAAATAGTGCTTCTGGTAGTGATAATATAAATTATTTATTAGATTTTAAAAAAGTATCTAGAAGATTTGTTACTCGTTTAAAACCAAATAATAAATTAGAATTACAATTTGGTGCAGGTATGTCTGTTAATAACTTAGATACTACTATCCTTCCTACTCCTGATAATATTAATTTAGGATTAATACCAAGCGTAGCAAATAATATAGATAATTATAATAAAGCATCTATTTTTTATACTAAAAGTTATGGTTTAGTACCTCAAAATACTACTTTAACAGTAAAATATTTAGTTGGTGGGGGTGTTTCATCAAACATTCCTGTTAATTCATTAACTACAATTGATGATACTAATATTATATTTAAATATGGTACACCAGTAAGTGGAAGTGTTGAAGTTTTAAACAGCATAGCATGTAATAATCCAACCCCAGCTACTGGAGGTAGAGGATATGATACTATAGAAGAAATTAGATTAAATTCATTAAACGCATATTCTTCCCAAAATAGAACTGTAACTAAAGAAGATTATATAATGCGCGCATTAAGTATGCCTTCAAAATATGGAACAGTAGCAAAAGCCTATATTACTCAAGAAACATATAGTGGTGGGGGTAATTTAATAAGTGAAGATCCTTTAAGTTTAGATTTATATGTTTTAGGATATGATTCTAATAAAAAAATAAATTTAACTAATTCAACATTAAAAAATAACTTAAAAACATACTTAAATCAGTATCGTATGATAACTGATGCTATTAATATTAAAAATGCATTCTATATTAATATAGGAATAAATTTTGAAATATTTAGTGATCCAAGCTATAATAATAAAGAATTATTATCTTCATGTATATCTACATTAAAAACATATTTTAATATAGACTCATGGCAGATAAATCAACCTATTATAATATCGGAGATTAATGCGCTTCTATTAAAAATACCAGGCGTACAATCAGTACCCAAAGTTGAAATAATAAATAAACAAGGAGGATCATATTCTCAATATGGATATGATATCCACTCAGCAATTAAAAATGGAATTTTATATCCTTCAATAGATCCAAGTATATTTGAGATTCGTTTTCCTGATGCTGATATAAATGGTAGAATAATTACTTATTAAAATGGCTGTATATAAAATATTTCCCACTAAAGACGCGTCTATATATTCATATTATCCTACTAAAAACGCTGGATTGGATGAAATATTAGATATAAGTTTATATGAATCTATAGAAGATACTAATGAAGTTTCTAGAGCGTTATTAGCATTTTCTAATACTGATATTATAGATATCATATCTAATAAGATAGGATCTACTAATTATAAAGCATATTTAAAATTATATTTAGCTAATGCTTCTGAAATACCTTTAGATTATACTTTATATTGCCATCCAATATCAAGTTCTTGGGATATGGGAATAGGGCGTGCTGCTAATGTGCCTTCTACTACAAATGGAGTAAGCTGGAAGTATAAAGATACTTTAAGTGGAAGTATATTTACATCATCTGTTGCAAATGCTACTAATGCTTATAATAATACTAATATTGGAGGAGGGAGTTGGTGGACTGGAAGTAATTTAATTGCTACTCAATCTTTTAATTATATAACTAATAAGGATATTGAATTGGATGTAACTAATGCAATTAGTTCTAGTTATTATCAAAATGGATTTATTATTAAACATTCTAGTTCATTAGAATTTTCTACAAGTTCTACATTTGAACTTAAATATTTTTCTACAGATACCCATACTATTTACCCTCCATGTTTAGAATTTAGATGGAATGATTTTATATATTTAACTGGATCACTTTCAACAGTAACTTCAGATAATATAATATTATCATTAGCAAATAATAAAGGAGAATTTCAAGAAGATTCAGTTAATCGTTTTAGAGTAAATGTAAGGG